TGTCAGAAGAAGATGTAGAGAATGTAAAAAAATATACCAAAAAAAATGGAGACAAACTGAAAATGGCACAAGATATGAAAAAATGTATCAGGCAAAAATAAAACACTCTCCATTATATTGGGCGAAGGCTGAGGTTTATAAGGCTATCAGAAGGGGTATGCTGCCTAAAGCGAGTACTAATAAATGCATAGACTGTATGGATATGGCTAGAATTTATGATCATAGAGATTATTCTAAACCGCTTATTGTAGAGCCAGTATGTACGTCTTGTAATAGCAAAAGAGGTCCTGCACTATGAAAATTCATTGCCTCTATGATGCTTTAATTGATCCAAGGGATCTTAAGCCTCATCCAAAAAATCGTAACATTCACCCGCCAGAACAAATTACTAGATTGGCTAAAATTCTAGATTATCAAGGATGGCGCTATGCTGTTAAAGTTTCCAAGCAATCGGGATTCATCACGTCAGGACACGGTCGAGTCCTCGCCGCATTTAAAAACAACTGGAATGAAGTCCCCGTGGTTTATCAAGATTATGAATCTGAAGACATGGAGTACCTGGACGTTCAGAGCGATAATTCTATTGCTGCTTGGGCCCATCTTGATCTTGCTTCTATTAATCGTGATCTTCAAGACATCGGTCCAGTGGATATTGAACTACTTGGCATTAAAGATTTTGAGATAGAACCCGCTGATAAATACGCCGATAAAGATGCAGATGAAATCCCCGAAATTAAAGAATCATTCGTTAAGACGGGTGACTTATGGATTCTTGGGAATCATCGACTTCTCTGCGGAGATTCTACAGATAAAGCGCAAGTTGAGAGACTCATGAACGGTGAGAAGGCTGATATGCTTTTCACCGATCCGCCATATAATATTGCAGAAAATTGTGATGGCGTGGCCTCACAGGCACCAACAAATAAACAGTCTAAAAAGCTTATGGAATCCGAATGGGATAAAGGCTTTAAATTTGGCCCTACTGGCAAAGCAATTGAGGCCATCTTAGCAGAAGACGCAACCGTCTATATTTGCACCTCCCAGTTTTTAGCACCAGAAATTTGGGATTGGATGGATAGTTTTTTGGATTACAGCGGATATTGTGTGTGGACTAAGCCGAATCCGTTTCCTTCGTTGATGAAAAGAAGGTGGGCTTTTTGCACAGAGCTTGTTTGCTATGGCACGATAGGGAAACAGATTTTCAATTATCCTGAAAGCGGCAATGCCTTAAGTGCATGGAATATAGCTATTGGCGAGGGCGGATTACATCCCACTCAAAAGCCCGTTGGGGTTTCAGAACACGCGATTAAACACTCGTCAAACTCAAATCAAATCATTGCGGATCTATTCCTAGGCTCCGGTTCCACACTCATAGCTTGTGAGAAGACTAATCGAAGGTGCTTTGGAATGGAGATAGATCCTCATTATTGCGGTGTGATTATTGAGAGATGGCAGAAATTCACGGGTCAGAAGGCTTATAAGGTAGAATAAGAGCATGACAGTAAAAGGCAAAGGCGGGCGCCCGAAATTCGAGCCTACCCCCGAGATCCTGGAAAAGATTGAAACATACGCGGCGATGGGTATGAGAAAGAACTCTATAGCCTTCGCGCTTGATTTAAACCCATCTACATTCTCTGAAAAGCAAGCTGAGTACCCCGAATTAGGCAAAGCATTCGAGAGAGGTCGAAGTAAAGGGGTCGCACACGCGGCCAGTAAGCTTCATGAGCTGATTAAGGATAAGCATTACCCTGCTATTCAGTTCTATTTGAAGTCTCAGGATGGATGGGAGGAGGGCGATAAGACTAATATTCAAATCCAACCAATCACGCTAACGGTGGACGGTAAAAAGATAACAATGGGTATAGATTAATGAGTTGTATTATTTCTGGCGGCTCCAAACTTAAAGATGGTTATGGCAGAAAATGGAAGTACGGAAAGCGTTGGTTAGCGCATCGTTTGGCTTATTTTGAGGCTTATGGCTCCATTCCAGATGGAGTTTGTGTTTGCCATAGATGTGACAACCCTCCATGTATTAATTTAGACCATCTCTTTTTAGCATCTCATTCAGAAAACATGATTGATAAAAAACTCAAGGGACGTTCATTTAAACCAAAAGGCCTCAAGAACGGGCGAGCTAAATTAACTCCCGTCATGGTTCAAAATCTAAAGCTAATCGCAAAACATAGGGTCTTATCTTGGAATGATATGGGGAAGATGTTTGGAATTAATAAATCTCATGCAATGGAGGTAGCGAATGGCCAGTGGTGGCGGGCTTAACCTCCACGAAAAACAAGGCAAAGCATTCCTTAGTGATGCCAAAATTACACTCTGCTGTAGTGGGATCCAGGGGGGCAAGACGACAGTTGGATCGCTGTGGTTCATCCGTCAAGCATCTAAATGGAAAGGTTCGGATAACAATTTCATCATCGGGGCTCCCACTTATAAGATCCTCAATCAATCAACACTACCAAGCTTTCTTAAATACGCCTCACAGTTCGGAACCTACCATAAGGGTGATCAGACATTTTCTCTCAGAAATGGTGGAACAATCTATTTTAGAACCGCAACGGACCCTGACTCAGTGGAAGGTATCACTAATGTTAGGGCTGTGTGGCTTGATGAAGCAGGCAAATGTAAATATAGATTCTGGACTAACATTGAGGGCCGAGCTGCACGCACCAACGCTCCAATTATCTGCACTACAACTCCGTATGCAATGAACTGGCCCTATAAGGAATTAATTAAACCGCTAAAGCGAGGAGATCGAAAAGATGTCGCTTACTTTCAATGGACATCTAAAGATAATCCATCATTTCCGGCGGAACATTATGAGCGCCAGCGCCAGCTTTTAGATTCTGTTACTTTTGCAATGAAATATGGTGGGGAGCATCACCAAAGGGTTGGCCTTGTTTATCCATTCGAAGATACAAAGATCATTAAACCGTTTCAGCTTCCAGAGGGAACTAAGTTCTATGCTGGCCTTGACTGGGGATTTACAAACCCAATGGCTCTTATCATTCGTGGCCTTACTCCAGACGGGAGAGACATTCAGGTCTCTGAGTTCTATGAATCAGGGGTGTATCCAGATGATATTGCACATTTGATTAAACAGAAGGTCTCTAGCTATGATATTCAAAAGATTCTAGCTGATCCGGCTGATCCTGGGAAAATTGCACAGCTTCAGAGATATGGTTTACCGGTAATTGCCGCTGACAATGATAAGCAGGCTGGAATTGATGCTCATTCTCAAGTGGTAAAATCAAATCGATTTTTTATCTTCGAAACATGTAAGCATACGATTGATGAGTATGAGACTTATTCTTATAAAGAGCATGATGACGATGATAAGAATGCCAAAGAAGAACCGCTTAATGTGAAGAACCACGCCATGGATGCGAATAGGTATTTATCGTATTACTTAAGACAATCTGGTTTATATTTTAATGAGCGCCCAAGAGTTCATGCCGCTGAAAAACAACAAAGAGATGAGACATCACCAAAGACCCATATTCCAGCGTGGAAAAGAAAGGTTAACGAAACCAAGGGACCAGAGTTTTACTAGGAGGGATTATGCCAAGGTATGACTATCAGTGCGATACGTGTGAATACGTTGAAGAGATTGTGACGGATTGGGATAAGAAGCCCATTGGTCGTTTATGTAAGAATTGTGGTCAGATTAATTTCGCACGAGCGATGAAGCCGATCATCAGTAGCGTTAGGATTGGACATATTGATTCTGGGCGTATTCAATCGGTGGCATTTGGTAAGGAGTTTAAGAATGAGAAGGATATGGTGCAATACGCCAAGCATCATGGGTATGAGCCGCTAGAGAATGCGTCTCTCGAATCTGTTCAAAAGTCCTTTACCGACTATAATAAAATAAAAGAAGATGAGAGGCTAAAGAACCTTTCAGAGGGAATTGAGTGGAATCAAATTTAGATTTTAAAGAACAGTCCCCAGAAGCCCAAGCTACAGTCGATTTAGTTAATAAGTTATTTCAAAAGGCCAAGAAAGCCCGAAAAGTTAAACAGAATAAATGGGAAGAGAACTTTGAGTTCTATCTCGGTCGGCAGTGGCCCTATCGACGGCCAACCTATAGGCATTCTGAAGTTGTTAATCTGATCTTTGCGGCGGTTGAATCCGTCGTTCCTATTTTAACGGACAATCGTCCTCAGATTACCTTTGTGCCAGAAGACATTGATGATCGTGATTTAGCTGAAGCACTGACTCAGATAGCTGATGCGGATTGGACCCGTGAAGGTTGGAGCTATGTTTTAGGTGACATAATAAAGACTTCATTAATATATGGGACTTCAGTCGGAGCTTTAGAGTTTGATCCTACTCAGAATGAACCTGAGGGAAGGATTGTATTTAGGTGTGCTGATAATTGGGAAGTCTATCCCGCTCCTAGGGCTAAGGACATTAATGATGGTTCATGCCCCTACTTCATTGAAGCTACTACAATTCCTTTAGAAGAAGCTCGTGCGATGTTTCCTGACCTGGCTCATATGATTCAGGGATCTGCACAAGTTGGTGTTCCTTCTCGATATGAGAAATCTGATTTTGATACGACGCTAAATGCTAACGCCATCAGATCTAACGATGCCACCGATGATGCGGCTGCTGCTTTTACTTCTCAAGAAACTGAGAAGGTTAAGGATTCAATGCTTATTAAGTGTTACATCCAAGACGAATCAGCCGAAGAGGTTGAACAGATCGCTTGTAATATCGATGGATCTAAAAAGAAGGACGCTAACGGCAAATACATCACCGAGAAGGTTCAGATTAAGAAATATCCTAATGGAAGGATGATTGTCGTTATCGATGATTTATTAGCCTTTGATGGTGAGAATCCTTATTTCGATGGCAAGCATCCCTATGCTCGTCTGATCGACTACCAAGTCCCTAATGAGTTTTGGGGTATTGGAGAGGTTGAACAGCTAAAGAGCCCTCAGAAGATGATCAACCGACTTCTATCCTTCATGATGGATACGGTTGTGTTGATGGGTAATCCTATTTGGGTTTCAGACGTAGGGGCTATTGATACGGATCAGGTCACAAATCAACCTGGTTTAATTGTAGAAAAAACTCCTGGCTCAGATGTGCATCGTGAACCCGGGGTTGGATTGCCTGGAAACTTCTTATCCGTCTATCAACTCTGCATCGATGCATTTGATCGCATATTTGGATCTGGTGAAATATCACAAGGCGCTGCTCCTGGTGGGGTGACATCCGGTATCGCTCTTGATTCGCTTCAAGAAGCAGCACAAACGAGAATTCGTCAGAAGGCTCGCAATTTAGAGAAGTTCCTGAATGAGATTGGTACGCTTTATGCGTCAAGGGTGCTGCAATTTTACAACACGCCACGATTGATTACAATTAACTCTGAGGGTGAGGGGCTTAACATCAAGCAGTTTAAGTTCCAGATTAATGAAGACCCGGAGAATGTGGATTTCTATGTGGCGAAGGTTACAGAAGTGGTTCCGCAAGACCAAGCGCAAGCTCAAGAAGGCCAAACTAAAGTATTTCGTACTAAAGGAATATTTGATGTCCGAGCGACTGTAGGCAGTAACTTGCCTTTTGCAAAACGTGCGAAAGCGGACACAGCAATGAAATTATTTCAATTAGGTGTTTTAACACCGAAGAGATTGTTAAAAGACTTAGACTATCCTCATGCGGATGAGATAGTTGGTGAATTAGAAAAACAACAAGCAGCTCAAGCGCAAGCTCAAGCGCAACAAGGGGGAAAATAATATGGCAGATCGTAAAGTAGTACCAGGTGCGCCCGCTGAGCCAACAGCCGCGCAACCAGCCGAAGGTCAACCGTCTCAAGAAGCAGTACAACAATTGGCTGATGCAATTTCTGGAGCACTCTCTGAAATTGTAAGTAAAATGCAAAAGGTTTTAATGGCCCTTCAGAAGATGGGCGTTAACCCTGAAGATCTTCAGCAAGTGGCTCAAGCCTATCAAATGTTTGAATCAAAAGTTTCAGAGGTTCTCGGAATGGGTGGCGAAGAAGCTCCCGAAGAAGAATCTCAACCAGCGGTTGTCTCTCAAGAGGGCGGCGCGACTGGTAAACCGGTATAAAAGGAATTTAAATGGAAAATAATACACCTGAAGCCGCACCTACAGAAGATGTCGATGCGCTACTTGAAAGTGTTTATAAGCCAGAAGCTCCCACACCACAAACGGAAGCTCCTCAAAAGCCAGCTCCAGAAGCTCCGGCTATTAAGAAGTTTACGCTTAAACGTGGGAATGATGTTTTTGAAAAAGATGAGACAGAAGTCTTAAGCCTTGCGCAAAAGGGTTTAGATTATGATCTCAACAATCGCCTACTCCGACAGGAGCGCGAACTACTAGACTTAAAAAAGAAAGAACTGGGTGAAGTCGACCCAGAGCGAATTAAGATTTGGAAGCAATACGATGAGTTCGCTGCTTCGAAACCAGAATTTGCAGAAGCTGTACTTAAAGAATATCAGCGCCTTCAGATGGGTCTTAATCCAGAACAAGCTGCTAATCCCTTACTCGATAAGGTGATGAAGCTTGAATCTGAATTAAACCAATTTAAAAGCGTCGCTGAGAAGCAAAAGTTACAGAAAGAAGATCAAGAATTAGATCATGCGATTAAGGAGACTCGATCGAAAGTTCTCCCAGAAATTAACTGGGAAGCTGCGGACGAGAATGGACTTACGAATGAGCATAAAGTTCTTAGACATATGACAGATAATGGATTTCCAACGTTTAAAGCTGCGGCACTAGATTTATTTGCTGAAGAGGCAATGAATCAACGTGCACAAAAAGCGGCTGAAAAAGCGATTGAGGATCTGCAGTCTAAATATAAAAAAGGATTAGTGCTTAATAAGCGGATAACGGAACCAGGTTTCGTTAAAACGACGAAGTCTATTAGAGACACGACATACGATGAACTCCTCCAACAAAGCATGAACGAGTTAGGGATAGGAGGATAACATGGCCCTTACTTACGACCAAATCAGTGCAATCACTGAGAAAAACTTCATTAAGAAGTTGGTCGACAATATTTTCCGATCGAACGTTCTCACAGAGAGAATGCTTCGAAAAAACACGGTGAAACTCGCTGGTGGCGAGCGAATCGTTCAACCCGTTATGTATGCACAATCATCATCTGATGTTTGGTTCCAAGGAGCAGAAACTCTGAATACGACTGATGTCGAACAATTCAGTGCTTTCGAATTCCTTTGGAAGCAAGCTCAAGTGCCGATCAGCATTACACGACTTGATGAACTTAAGAACTCTGGCGATCAAGCCAAGCTTAATTTCGTTAAAGAAAAAGTTAATTCTGCTGAGATGACTTTGAAACAAGCCATCGGTGATGCGATGTACAACTCTGGCACAGATCCTAAGCAAATCGTCGGACTTTTGTCTGCCGTTGCTGCTTCAGGAACTTATGGTGGTGTTGTGCGATCAGAAAACTCTTGGGCTAACGCTCAATTGGATTCTAGCACCACGACCTTAAGCATTGCCCATTTGCAATCACAATGGGGTGCTGCGTCGATTGATGCTGATACACCCACAATCACTGTGACCACTCAAGCGATCTATAATCGCTATTATGGTCAACTACAGCCGCAACAACGCTTCCAAGATTCTGATACTGCTAAAGGCGGTTTCATTTCTTTGATGTTCAATGGTGCGCCATTCGTAGTGGATCATAAGGTCCCAACTAGTAACTTACTGATGCTCAATGAGAACTATCTCTATTTGGCTATCCATAAAGATGAGAACTTCCGATTCCGTAAGTTCATGGATGAATCTAAACAAGCTGTTATGACTGCTCGTATTTTCTTTGCGGGGAACTTGGTTTGCTCCAATCCTCGTATGCAAGCAAGATCATCGGCATTGACATCGTAATAGGAAGGGAGAAATAAAATTATGTTTCCTATTGTAAATATTCATCATGGAATTTCTGCCTATGTAGCCTCTGGTAGCCAAAAGCATGCCGTAGGCGACAGGATTGTGTATGGGGATGCCGAATACGTATTCATGTATAACGGATCTAATACTGCAATCACCGCAGGACATTTCGTTCATATTCTAACTGGTGCGAGTGGATTCTCAGTTGTGCAATCAAGTGCAACCGGAGTTCAACGACCTGTTGGAATTAACGTTCACTCTCAAGCTGCTACTGGAGAATACTTCTGGGGTCTTGTTGCTGGAGTTTGCCCTCGTTTAGAGGTCACCTCTGCGCAACCCGCAGGTACTTTCATTTATGCGGCTGCGAACGGAACTGGTACTTCAACCCAGCCCACTGGATTGAATACTGCTCTTGGTTCGCTTGGATATATTGGCGCTCTTGGACAAGTAGTTAACAGCATTGCTGCTAACTCATCCGGGATGGTCTATATCTTCTAAGAATGCGGGGGGTGAAATTCCCCCCATTTTTTTATGCTAAGAAAAAACATAAATGTAGAACTCGAATACCAGCCGCCAATAGCGCATCCACCGATGCAGCTTCAGCACATGCATCAAAATACGGTGGCGAATGATACTTCCACGATTAACTTCTGGAAGGATATTTGGGTTAGAAACATTGCTTCTAATAAAGAAAAGTTCGGATCATTTTTAACTAACGGACTACATAAGCTTTATAGAATTTGGGATAAGCAACCCGTTATATTGATGGGCTCAGGTCCTTCATTAAAACAATATGCTAAATATTTAATTCCACACACTTCTGAAGATGGCGTTCAAAGAAAAGGTAATCCTGGTATTAAGGTCATGTCAGCTCTTCATAACTTTGCCTATCTTACTGATCTTGGAGTGCACGTTGATTATTGGGTCACTCTTGATGGCGGTGAGGTGGTTATTGATGAAATGTTTGATGGGGCTACTAAGAAAATTCCTAGCAATAAAATAATTGCTACGAATCTTATGACTCAAAAATTTGCCTTTGCTAAAAAGTCAGAAAATCCAGTCATAGAATTTGAAATCGAAGCCGGTCAAAGTATTCAGTTAGACATTTCTTTTAAAGAAAAACTACAAGGCGCGGTCGATCAGAAATTAATTAAGATCGAAGACGTGCCCGATCAGATTGATAAAGAGTTTTATCGAAACGCTGCTAAGAATCAGAAGTTAATTGCTTACATTGGAACCAACCCGAGACTTTGGGACAACTGGCTAGGCGAAGTTTATTGGTGCCAGTCCATCATGCCTAATCCAGATCTTAAAAGAAAAATGGATGAGATTGAGAAATATGAACTCATTGTTTCATCAGGTGGTAATGTTTTAGGCGCTTCGATGTATATCGCCAAAGCTATCTTTGGTTGTAATCCCTGTATATTTATGGGGGCTGATTTTAGTTTTTCATATGATAAACGGTTTCATTCGTTTGATTCTAAGTACGACACAGTTGGTCAAGGCATTCGAGTAAGAGACATTTATGGTAATGCGGTATGGAGTTGGAGTTCTTACTACGGCTTTAAGATGTGGTTTGACCTGAAATCCATGCAGGTCCCTGGTATTTATATAAACTGCTCAGATGGATGTATGGGCGCTTATGAAAATGGAAATATCATTTCAATAATTCAAAAACACATAGAAGATGTCTTAGAGATGTATCGAATGGTCGATTATCTCAAAGAGGAATGTGAAAATCCCGGGGGCATTGCTTCAGGGAAAGTGCTTTTTTAAGGAGGAAGTATGGCATTAACAGTAAGTCATTTAGGGAGTTCAGTTCACGGCAATCATAGATACATTGCTGCAAGGCTCACACCATCAACAACTGGTGAAGAAGTATGGACCACAGGACTTAATAATATTTTAGGGGGTTCAATTTGTTTAGGCTCAGCCGTAAGTGGTGGAGTTCGAATTGAATTGAATGAGTTATCAGCCTCTACAGCATCGCCTGGATCAGTAGCGATTCGATCGCATTCAGCCGGTGATGAAATTCAAATCATGGTATTTGGAGCCTAATGTGGCAGATCCAAGATTTTATGCATTAACAATTGCATCAGGAGCGACGTCTACCAACTCGGTTAGTGTGGGTGGATGTACACGACTAATGTTGTATCACTCAGGGATAACCGCATTTAATGCTGGCGCTGGGAATACTACACTAAGATTGTGTGGTGGTCCGTCAGGAGCGGCAGGATTTCAGTTGTTATCTGCAATTATTCAGACAGATACATCTGGCGGAGCTTATAACTTCCCAGTGGGAGCTGCAGGACTTCAACGATATTACATTGAAGTTGGAACCGCAGCATCAGCCAACGGAAGTGGTACATTATATTTAGTAGCTTCTGAAGATCGTTAATAAACAAATACGACTACCCTTAACTGGGCTCGTAAAGGAGTATATATGTCAGCGATAGCGCCAATTGATAAACCAGAGGCCATTGGGCGTATCTGGAATAATTCAGATAAAGAATATAAAGAAAAGTTTCGAGGTCAGTTAATTACAATCCCTGCTCGTGGATTTCATGAAATGGAATACTACGACGCCGTTATGTTTTTTGGCCAATACGTAAGGCCAGAAAAGGATGACTCAGGGAATTACATTAACTGTAAACCACTACGGTTAGAGAAGATCGCCTCAGGATCAACTGCCACCTCGACTAAATTTATATCTCATGCTGATGGCAAAGTATTTGCAACGGCTGAAGAGCTTGATGCTCACCTAAAGGCTAATGCAGATAAATTCATCCCACAAAAAGATGAAGAATTAGAAAAGGCTCTCGCTGCAAGGAATAAGACCGATGAAGCTTTAGGCAAAGTCATGGACGCTTTAAGTACATTAGCTACCAGACTAGATAAGCTTGAAGCTCCAAAGAGGGGTAAGAAGCGTGACACCAGCGGAGATCATAACAGCAGCGAGACAGTCGACTAATAACGAGTCGTCGACATATTTTTCCGACTCCGAACTTTATACTTATTTAGAGTTTGGAATAAAAGAAGCTTCGACTCAGTGTCTCGTCATTGAAACTACTGATACGACACTTGTGAGTGTTGCGGATCAGGCTGACTACACACTTCCAACGAATATCTTTTCTATTAAAAGAGTCACGTATGATGGTGTGAAGTTAAGACCTTCGACTCTAACGGAACTCGATAAGCTTACTTCGGCTATTCAAAATACAGATTCTACTGGAACTCCTAGATTTTATAATCATTGGGGAACTACTCTGACTCTGACTCCAACTCCTGATACATCTGCATTAGAAATTAAACTGTGGGCTTATAAAACTCAGCCTACGATTGATAGCATGACGACGTTGAGTGCTCCTGCTGAGTTACATCACTACTTTATCGATTATGTCGTTTATCGAATGTACTTAAAAGAAGGGGACGCTTCTAGATCCTCTTCTCATGCTCAACTTTGGGCGGATCATAAGAGATACATGCGGCAATACATGCAAGAGCGTAAACGTCGCGACGGATTTAATATCGTTCAAAACGAAGATCAAAGTATTAGTAACATTTTGGGTAAGGTGTAATGGCCAACACGAACGATAGGATGATTTATCAGATTCCGTTCTTTGATGGTGGAGTCCATACGAAGAGCTCATCTCATATCATTGGTGATAATGAATCACCTAGCGCCCTAAACGTTGATACTGAGGACAATGGCTCTGTTCGTACTCGTTATGGATCTACAGCTCTCACTCATCAAACTTTAGGGACCGGGACATGGTATGGGCTCACTACCTTCCAACCCATGAACGCAAATTCCCAATTAGTTGGTTGGTATGGCTCAGCCATGGTCCGTTATTCCGGCGGTACATTTGTTACTATTCCATCAAGTGAGGGGGTTTTTACTCAGGCGACAAATGTTGTTTACGATTCTTATGATGGATACCTCTTCATGAGTGATGGGGGAACTCCTTATAAATATAACGGGACAGAATTTACGAGGCACGGGATTGAGGTTCCATCCGCCGCTCTTGTGACTACTGCAGCTACCGCAGGCGCAAACACTGGCATTTATATGTACAAGTTTGCGTTTGTTAATTCTATGTCGGTGGGTGGAGATGTGGGCTCAGCGGTCACAATCAATTTCGGTGCCACCTCTAGTATTGCATCGATCACTGGTATCCCAACGGCTCCTATTTCATACGGTATTAATGCGAGATATATTTATAGAACTAAAACCGCTGGAAGTGTTTTTTACTACCTCGCTACCATTTCAGATAACACGACTACGACTTATAAGGATGAAGCCCTTGATACTACTTTGACTGAATTAGCTCCAACTGATCAGGGTAAACCGCCTAATTATATTAAGATTAGAGCGCATAAAGAGAGACTGTTCTTAGTCGATAGTACTGATCCTGCCACAGTTCAATATTCTGAAATAGGAAACCCGTATGTCGTTAAGGTTTTAAACTTTGAAGATATAGGACTGGGTGTTGGCAAGATTAAGATGCTTGCAGTTAGTTCCGATGGCGTCATAGTTGGTAAAAATAATAGTGAAACATGGCTATTATATTTAGCAGATAATGACCCTACTAATTGGC